AAGGCTCATCAAAGACCAACACGAAGTAGCGATCCATGCGATGTATGGCATTGAAGGTATTTCTTCAATGTGGAATGGTGTAAAACTTTATCCGCGTGGAATGTCTGCGTATAGCGATGACATTATGGTTGCGCATTGGATGGATTGGGCTAATGGTAATCGTGAGATGCCAACGCTGATGATGACGTTGTTTGATGTGTGGGTTTTGCAATCACCATCGTTGGATCAGGTGCCACATATTGCGTCGTGGATTCCTGTGGATCATGCGCCTTGCCCGCCGAATGTTTTGGCTTGGTGTCGTCGTGACAATGTGAAACCGATTGCGATGTCAAAGTTTGGTTTACAAATGTTGCAGAACGCTGGTGTTGATGCGATGTATGTTCCTCATGCGATTGAGAAAGTGTTTGCTCCTACGCCGAAGATTGTTTCGTCTAAGGGTGAGTTCACGGGTCGTGAGCTGATGGAGATTCCTGACGACAAGTTTGTTGTCATGATGAACGCTGCGAATAAGGGTGCGAACCCGTCGCGCAAATCGTTTGCTGAAAACATTTTGGCGTTCGCAATTTTTGCGCAAGATAAACCTGACGCAATGTTGTATCTCCATACTGAGCGTGATGGTGCGATGGGTGGTATCAATCTGGTGCATCTGTTGGAGGCTTGTGGTGTGAAGCCTGAGCAGTACAAGATTTGTGATCCTTACGCTTATCGGACTGGTTTCCCTCAGCAGGCTTTGGCTGCGTTGTATTCCGCAGCTGACGTGCTGTTGGCCTGCTCAATGGGTGAGGGTTTTGGTGTTCCGGTGATCGAGGCTCAGGCTTGCGGTACACGGGTCATCGTGTCGGACTACACGGCACAGCCTGAGTTGGTTGGGGCTGGGTGGGCTGTGGATATTCAACCGTTCTGGGATGCGCATCAGCGTTCATGGTTTTGCACCCCTGTTGTGTCGTCCATCGTGGATGCCCTGAAAGCCTCCTACGAAGCCCCCAGAGGCGTGGATAAGCAGGCTGTGGCCTTTGCCAGCCAATACGACGCAGACCTTGTTTATGAGCAATCGTGGAAGCCTGTGATGAAGGAGTTATCAGTATGGTGCCAGTCATCATCGTCCCCGTCTTAAATCGTTACGACTTACTAGACAGGTGCCTTCAGTCAATCGACTACGACGTGGAGACACTCATCATCATCGACAACGGCGGGCAGTCCACGTTGCATGACTGGCCTTGGGTGATTGACCGTCGCCACGTCAAGAACTATCACGTCTGGTCAATGCCAACCAACCTTGGAGTTGCTCCCTCATGGAATTTAGGAATCAAAGCAACTCCTCACGCTGACGGCTGGATCATCTTGAACTCGGATGCGTTCTTTGAGCCAGGACAACTAGAGGTTTTCTATAAGGACTGTAACCCTGACTCAATCACGTTGACTGAGGCGATGCCTGGTTGGTCGTGCGCGTGGGTTGGTGCGAATGTGGTTGCCAAGGTTGGGTTGTTCTCGGAGTGTTATGTGCCAGCATATTTTGAGGACACAGATTTTCAGGAACGTGCAATGCGGTTGAATGTTCCCGTGTTCACTTCTGACGCTGGAATCATTCACGACAATTCGTCAACGATTCTGTCTGCACCAGAACTGGCTGAGAAGAACCAGCGCAGCTTCGCTGCTAATGGTGCTTTGCATTCGATGCGTTGGCAGTCAGGTTTGCCTGATGCGGGTCATTGGGATTTAACACGACGAAGGGATTTGGGATGGGATTAGAGGACTACAACCTTCTGCATGAAGGCGAAACAATTTATGTGATTGGGTCTGGCGCAACGCTTGACTATCTGTCACCAGATTTCTTTGACGACAAACTGAGTATCGCAGTCAATTTCTCTGGGTCAGTTTTTGGGATGAAGAACTATTACTGCTTCAGCCATTATCACTCTGACGCAATACAGGAAGCTCAACGTGATGAGTCCATTGCAGTCTTTACCCCGTTGCGTGAGCATGGAACTGATGCAGAGTTCCAAGGGTTCATGCCCAAGATTGTCACCTTCGGTACGCGCACCGGCAGACCAGGTACGTCGTTCAACCCACATGACAAGGATTGGCCTGTCGAGTATGACCAGTTGACTATCGGGTCATCGAGCATTCATGGGGCGATGCACCTTGCTGCATATATGGGTGCGAAGTTCATTGTGTTGGTTGGGGCTGATTGTGGACAGTTGAACGGTAAGGACAGGGTTGATGGTTATGTTGCTGGAGATACTCATTGGGCTTTGTATGAGCGTCATCTTCGGGATATGAAGCAACGGTTGTGGGATGTGTATTCGTGTCAGGTGTATTCGTTGAATCCGTTTGTGAACTATTCGCTTGAGGGTGTGCAGTATCGTGGTGCTGCGTCAATCAACTAGAATCAGGACACTATGGCAACCAATGCTTATGCAACCAAAGAACAAATTAAAGCAGCTTTGCGCATTGGTACTGCCGATACCCTAGATGATGTTTTAATTGATTCTTGTGCCGGTGCAGCCTCACGCCTCATTGACGGTTATTGCAATCGCAAGTTCTGGCAGAGTGGCACAGCTGAGGCTCGCGTGTTCCAGGCAGAGGATTCGTTCTACTGCTCGATTGATGATATTGCTGGAACTGCTATCACCCTAAAAACTTCATCGTTTGCTGATGGCAACTTTGATGTGACGTGGACTCGTTCCGATTACCAGTTGGAACCATTGAACGGAAACCTTGACGGGTTGACTTGGAGTTATGACAAGATTCGTGCTGTTGGTGATTACCTTTTCCCAACAGTCAATGCGAACTATGGTGAGCAAGCTTTAGTTCAGGTGACTGCTGTGTTCGGTTGGCCTGCGATCCCTGAGCCAGTAACTCAGGCAACAATCATTCAGGCTTCACGCATCTTCAAACGCTACGACTCACCGCTTGGGGTGGCTGGCTTTGGTGACTTGGGTGCTATTCGTGTATCTCGATACCTTGACCCTGATATGGCTCAGCTGGTTGAACCGTATCGTCGTATGCGGATTTACGCATGAGCGCAACAACAACCGTCACCGAAATTAAAGAGGGTATTGCTACCGCGCTGAGAACCATCTCAGGGCTTAGGGCTTATGCTCAGCAGCCTGACAATGTGAATGCCCCGTTTGCGTGGCCTATGTTGGATTCAATCACCTATAACGGGGCTATGGGTGGGGGTTTGTTGACCCACATTTTTACGGTGTCTGTCGTGGTGGGTCGTATGGCTGAACGCACAGCTCAGATATCGCTGGACGGTTTCTTGTCATATAGGGGGACGACTTCGGTGCGTCAGGCGTTGGAATCGGATCGCACGTTGGGTGGGGTCGTGCAGGATTTGCTGGTTGAGTCAGCATCCAACATCTCGACGCTGGATGGTAACGATGCGACCTATCTCATGGTTGACTTCCGTGTGGTGGTGTACGCTTAGTTGATACGCAGTCCTGCGAGCGTGTAGAGTTTCAGATAGTAAATCTTCGAGTGCCGGAAGGCAGGAGTAATCAACATGGCAAAGCAAGTTCTCACAAACGTAAACGTGACATTCGGAACGGCAAACACTGACATCTCGGCTTATGTCGCATCTGTTGCGCTCACGTTGTCGGCTGCAGAAGTTGCCACAACCGCGTTCGGTACAGCAAACGCTGTTACCCGCATCCAAGGCTTGCGTGACCACAGCGTCACCTTGTCAATGCACCAGGATTACCCAACGATTGAAAAATTGTTTTACGATGCGTTCAACAACGGAACTGCTGTACCAATGGTGATTAAGCCAAACGGTACTGCAACTGCTGGTTCAACTCAACCCCAGTATTCGTTCAACGTATTGCCAGTTGGCTACACACCAGTCAACGGTGCTGTAGGCGACCTTGCCACTTTTGATGTCACCTTCCCTGTTGACGGTGCAGTAACCAAGACTGGTACTGGCGCGTAAGTTTTCTAATAAACCCTTAACCCTGCGGAGGACAAATGAAAATAGCGTTAGAAGTAACGTCATCGTTAGATCAATCAAAGCGCACCATCATTGCTGCGTTCCCAGACTTCATCGCCTTTGAACAAAAGTTCAG